TATTGCCATAAATATTATCTCGCTGTTGCTGGGTTATCTCCCACTAAAGGTTCTTCGGCAAATGCCATGTAAGTAAATCCTTCGCCACCACTTCTATTTGTTCCATTATTTGTTGAACGCATTTTAAAACCATTAGATAAAATATCTATTTGATTTGCACCAGATGTAGTTTCAGCAGCAGAATCACTAGCATATAAAAGATTTTTACTAACATTTGATGTATTTCTTTTATTATCAAAAATAAACCATTGTTCTAAATTATCTGCATCTTTAATCATAATAAAAGCAGGTTTAAATCCTGTATAAACAAATGTTCCATCTGCATTTCCATTACCAAAATAATTTCCAAATTTTGAGTAGCCTTGTTTCTCTGCGAAGCAGTAGGCTATATAATTTGAACCAGAATTATTTACATATACTGAACCATCTATAGAAAAAACAGAAGAAGTAGGTGTTGTGTTGTTGAATACAGTAGAAGCTCCTTCTGCAACAGAATCATTTAATTTTAATCTTTTATTATTTCCTACACTTGCATGATAAACAAACCAATCTCTAGTGTTAGACAAATCTTTAATTATTATCATTTTAGGTACAGCACCTAAACCATGACCAATAGTTCCTGCACTTCCTGTTCCTGTCCAAGACACAATACTAAATCCACTTGTAGTATTGGCACTAACTGTTGAGGTTATGCTTCCTGAGGTGTTTGATGAACCACTTGTATTATCTGCTAACCAGTTCCATGCTACATAATTATTTGAACTTGCACCAGTATTAGCACTTAAACCAGGAACAGTAAAACCATCACTATCAAAAGAACTTAGTTGATTTGTAGTTGTAAGTTCTGACTGAGTTCCATCAGTTAGTAATCTTTTTCCAACTCCTCTAACACTATCAAATACAATATTTTCATCAGCTGTACCTCTGTTTTTAATCCATAACCAATCTGGTTGAAAACCTACACCTGTAACTGCTTGTGAACTTCCTGTACCTGTATAAAGTTTAGTATTAAAATAATCCGAAGGTTTTTTAATTGTAGTGTAAGCCATTATAAATTTAATCCTTTTGTTGATAAAGAAGTATAGCCTGTTGGTACATCATATTCAAATATTCCTATTCCAGATGCGTTAGTTCCTGCACTAGCTACTGCTGTAGTTCCGAAGTAGCCATTGCCGAAGTTAATTTTACTTTCATTACCATTAACATCAGAACAACCTATAAAATAAGTTCCACCTGTATCTATATTTGATAGAGCAAAACCACCTGTTCCACTAGCACCACTTGTTGGGTCTCCAGAGTTTTGCCATGTTCCATTTTTACCAAAATAAACATAACCATTATCAATATCTAAAGCTATCATTATAATATCTCCACTAGTTAAACTGCTCCAAGTTCCACTTTGAGTAGTAGCATTGTAATATAAGTTACCAGTATAATATCCTACTGAATTTGTATTAACTCCTAAATATCTTGCACTTTCTGACATCATTAATCCATAACCTTTTTCAGAATTAATAATACCTGCACCATTACCAATTTTACTTTCTGCATAATATTTACCAGATGAAGCACCTATTGTTGAAACTGCACTTCTATAACTTGAACCAGATTCAGTATGAGCTAAATTACCATTTGAGTATGTTCCACCAATAGGAACTAATGGATTTAAAGTAGCAAAAACATTTGAAGGAGAATCTTCAGTATTAGTTAATGTACCACCTGCAACTGTAAAGTTATTACCATTACCAGATTGGTCATCTGCTGAATTATCATTTTTAAATAAAAAGAAACCATTAATTCCATAAGTTACACTTGGAGAAGTATTAATTTTCCAAACACCATTGGCATCTGTTTCGCCAAATGTTGATGGCGTTAATGCTGTTCCATCTACATAATGAACATGGCTCATACAACCATCAAAAGGGAAATTTCCATCTGTATCTCTACCTAAAGTTTGAGTATATGTGCTTTGACTATAATTACTTTGATAGTCTTGTGATGGATAACTAGCTGTATCAAATGAAGTTTCTTGAACACCATTAACATAAATTTTTAATCTATCAGAAGAAGTTGATTGAGTGCTATCGTACACAAAAACAAAGTGATACCAAGCACTAGTATCTCTAAATTGTCTGTTTGTTTTTAACTGATAAATATAAGAACCATCATATCTTGAGAATTGAATTTTTCCATCAGTTTCAAATAATATCATATCTCTTTCAGAACCAGTTCCAGTAGCAAAAATCACATTTGATGCTGATGCAGTTGCTCTTTTAAGCCAAACTGAAAGTGTCATAGTTTTTCTACCAGTAGGATTATTTGTAGATATTGTTCTTGTTAAATATGTACTAGCCATTAGTTAAACTGTGCTCCTCCTGTTGCACCAAATGATGATGTCAAACTAAATTGTCTATCTGCTGTTTGACCTTCTGCATCGGTTGCTCTTAATGTAAAATTATAAGTTGTAGCTGTTGTAGAACTACCACCAAAGTCTGTAGTTGTTATCACACCTGTTGTAGAATTTAAAGAACAATTTGCCTGTGCAGCATTCGTTAATACTGAAGTTGTCTCTGAATAAGTAATTGCACTATCTGAAGTCGCAGCAACTGTTGCAACTGTACCAGAAAAATCTCCTGCAATAGTTCCAAGTGTTCCAGCAGCAGTTGTCCATGTAGGTGCATCTGATACTGTTAAAATATTTGTAGATGATATAACTGCATTACCATCTGGGTTTTCAATTCTAATTTTATATGTAGCATCAACAGATAAAGTAATTGTAACTGTTAATGATGTTGAGTTATTAAAGGTAACTGTACTTGCTGTGTACCATATACCTGTTGAAGGATTTAAAAATTCTACTTGAGGAACTGATACAAAGTTTGCACCAGTTATTGTAATAGTTGCTTCTGTATTATCTATTGTGTCTGGAGATATAGATGAGATAGTTGGTTTAGTTTCCCCAACTGTTACACTTCCACCTAAAACAACAGGACTACCATTAATTGTAATACTATTATTTACTAATTTATCGTTAGCTATTGAACCTGCTAAGTCGGCATTAGAAACTGTAGCATTTAATATCTTAGGACTAGTAACTGAATCACTAGCTAATTTATTATTTGATACAATTCCATCTGCTAAATCATCAGCAGTTAAAGCTGTTGCTGCAGGTGCTTTACCAACATATGCCATATTATATTATTTCCTTATTATGCTGAGATAGTATCTACAACACTTGTGATTATATCAACAGAAGTTGCTGCAGAAGCATAAGCTTCTACTGAGTCACCTGTCTGTAATACAACCTTAGAACCACCATCAATTAATTCTAAAGAACCACCAGCAGGGATAGGTGCATCTAATAATAATAAAATATGTGTCAGTTCCATTCTTAACATACACAGAAACATTCACAGAAGTACCAGAAGTGTTTGCACATCTAATACCTATGATTGCATCATCTGAATCTGCTGCTGCTCTAAGAACAGTAGGAGCTACTGATGAGTTTGATATGTCTTGTTGTAAATATCTTTCGAAATCTTGTGCCATAGAATTATCCTAATTATAACATTTTTTTATCTTATTGTCAACTACTTTATTATAAAGCAATCGCCATTGCTACTGCAAATCCATTAGATGCTTTTGAATCTATTTGAGTTTGAATAGCTGAAGTTACACCATTAATGTAACTAAATTCAGTATTATCTACTGAACCATCTCCTACTAGATTAGCATTTAATCTAGCACTTGCATCAATAGTATTTTGTTTACTATCAATTTGAGTTTGTATTGATGAAGTAACTCCATCTAAATATTGAAATTCAGTACTATCAACTGAACCATTTGCAATCTTAGTAGCATCAATACTAGAAGATAAAGTAGCTACTCCAGTATTATTAATTGTAAATGCACCAGAGATAGCTTGATTTTCCCATTTAGTAGCTGTGCTATCATAAACTAAGAAGTCAGCATCTGCAACTGAAGTAATATCTACATCATTCATTTCAGCTAATTCATTTTCAACTGCAACTGCATTAGTTACAAAAGCTGTTGTAGCAACTTTAGTTGAACTATCACCAGTAGTTGGAGTTGGTGCTGATACTGTACCTGTAAATGTTGGAGAAGCTAAAGGTGCTTTTAAAGTATCTAAACTTGTAAGTTGAGTTTGTATATTACTTGTTACACCATTTAAGTATCCAAATTCTGTATTTGATATTGACCCATCATGAATCTTAGTTGCATCAATTGCAGCACTAGCATTAATATCTGCATTAACAATTACACCTGAACTAATTGCAGCAACACCTGTATCAGCAATTGTAATATCACCTGATACTACATTGTCAATCCATTTAGATGTAGCTGTGTCATAAAATAATAATGAACCATCAGAAGGACTTGTAATGTTAACATCAGTTAATTCATCTAATTCATTTGATGAAGTTACTTGAGAATCTACATAAGTCTTAATAGCTTTTGCTGACGCAAGAGTATCATCACTAGCAGAGACACTTGTTAAATCTGTATCTAAAACTCCTGAAGCTAAATCTGCAACTTCAAGATTTGTAATACTATTACCAGTACCATTAGCATCAATAGTTTTATTTGTTAATGTATCAGTAGTTGCTTTACCTACTAATGTGTCTGTTGATGTTGGAAGAGTAAGAGTACCAGTATTTGAGATTGTAGAAATTACTGGAGTTGTTAAAGTTTTATTTTCTAAAGTTTGAGTATCAGTTAATGTTGCAACGACTGTATTATCAATTGCAAATGTCATTGTCTGTGCAGAACCTGTAGTATCAATACCAGTTCCACCAGTTAATGTTAATGATTGTGAATCTAAATCAATTGATTGAGAACCACCAGTATCACCAGAAAAATCTAAATCACTTGCTGTTACTTGTGCATCAACATAAGTCTTAATTGCTTTAGCACTTGCAACTGTATCATCACTACCTGATACTGAAGTTAAATCTGTATCTACATCTGTAATACTTGTAGCACTACCAATAGTTAAACCATCTAAAGTAACTGTTCCATCAAAGAAAGCATCTTTAAATTGTAAAGAACTTGTACCTAAGTCAATATCATTAGTTGTTATAGGAACAATAGCTCCATCTAATAATTTAAATTGTTCTGTTGAAGTACCTGATACATCAATATGAAAACCTATTTCATCATTAGTTGTATCTATTTGAATTTTGTTTAAAGGAGTAGTAAGACCTGCATCTCCAATGAGTGCAATGACTGGACCTTCTGCTGCAGTACCATCATGTTTATGTCCTGATGATGCATTAAATGCTGCTAGTAATTGATTGTATTCATTATTAAATAAAGCTGCTGTAATAGTATCACCATTATTTAATGAACTCTGTCTAGTATATCCTGCCATAATTTATCTTCTTCCTCCTGCTATGAATGAAACAAACATTCCATTTACTGAATATGGTGCATTAGTATCATTACTAAAAAATTTAAAGTTATTAGAAAATCCACTTCCATTTACTAATATACTTTTACTTGGTAATGTTGTTGTACCAAATACTGCTGTACCAAATACTGCAGTACCAAATAATGAAGCTGAACTTAAATTACCTACAGCAAAATTTCCTGGTTGAGGTACTTCACTACTTTCAAAATCATATCTAATTCTTAAATTTAAATCGTTTTGAGTTCCTTCAGGTTCAATATTAGTTTTTACTTTATATAAACTTTTTCTTAAACCATTATCACCATAGTCCATATCTGGTGTTTGAAATTCTGCTTCAACATTTGAACCATCAAAACTATTGCCAGTATCATGTTTATAGACATAACCTGTTTCATCTGTATGAAATAAAGTTTCTGTACCATTATTATTAACATCTGAGGTACAAAATTTTACAGGAAGTCCTTTAGTTTCACTCCATTCAAATGAAGGGATACCTTCTGAATTATATTTAAATGTTCCTATAATTCCTTTTTGTCCAGAAGCTGCTTGACCAGATTGATAATAAAATAATCTGTACTGACTTCTTTCTCTAATTACCATACTAGAAATAGTGTAATTAGCAAAGTTATTAATTATATCAT